GGCGCTGGTAAACCCTTCGGATTTGGTGCCGGTTACTCGTTCCAATACAAGCTGGGTCAGGTAATTAGCGCGGCTGGCGCTGTAGCCGGTTTTGGTTCTGGCTAGTACGTCGGCCACGCGAGACGCGGTGACCTTACCTAGCCTGGCTGCGAACCAATCTTCTGTGCGTTGCTCATCCATTTTGTTGCCTCGCTTTCATCATTGCGTCCGCTATTTCGTATGCTTTTTCAGCAAACGAATCTACAGATGCGTTTACGTTAGACGCTAATAAACCCTGCATTGCTTTGGCTGCAAAGTAATCGCGTAGTTCCATTCCTACGGCCCCGGTGGTTGATGGAAATGCTTTCATTGGGCTTTTTCCTTTTTAGCGCGTTCGACACGGGTTTTCTTTGCTGCGATTACCTTAGCCTGCAATTCCTGATGCTCACCACAGGCCTCAATCGCTGCCTTAAATACGACCGCTAATTCCTCGCTGTTGGCGCTGGCTTCGATGGCCGACAGGTGGTCGGTAATATCTGGTAGCGGTTTGCGGCGGCTGGCAGCGTTGCCGTCATCATCTTCTGGCGCGATACCGCAGGCGGCCATCAGGCTGTATCTGCGAGCATAGGTCAATGCACTACCGTAGCCTTGCGGGTCTTGTTTGCTGGCCGGAACGTGAAGCTGGCCGCAGGACATAATTTCGCCGCTTTCGTGGACAAACACGGTTTCGATAATGATGCCGTCGCTGCACATACTGGTGCGCTGGGTCATGGCGATGCCGTTATTGTTTAACGCATCAATGACCGCTTCGACGCAGGCCGACAGGTCGGCGTAGCGTGACCGGAAATGCGGGTTGGTGGCTGATTTAAGCGCAGGGCCGAATTCGCGCTGGGCTTTGACAAACGCTGCTGCTACTTTACTGAAGGTTTCCATAAAAATCCTCTTTGTTTAGTTGTTTCATTTTTTCCTGCCCGACTTCGGCGGCTGGTTCAACGATTGAAGTTGCGTCTAATATTGCTGGCTTTTCTTCGATGGGTTGCTCAATTACTGGTGGGTCAACTGGCTTTTGGCCGAGCGTCCAGACCGCTAGGTATCCAGCTACGAATATCGGCACGGCTACTACGAAGGCAGTTGACTTAAGCAGTTTCATTTAGAAGATCGCCATTGCGACCCACAGCAGACCGTAAAGGACGGCACCAGTACAGGCTGCCGCCACGAATAGAACGAGGTCGGAAGGTTCGCGGTTCATGCTGTGCGCACCGTAAAGCCTTGCGCTTCGAGCTGGTCGGCCAAACTGGGTGCCGCGCTTTTGCGTACCTGGATGCTGATTGCGCCGTCGAAACGGGCTTTGGCTGCGGTCGTTTCGGCCACGAAGGTGATCGTGGTGTCGTTGAAATCGGAAGGGAGGATAACGAAGTCGATGAACATTTAAAGCTCCTTAAAAGACCCGTGAGGGCATGGGTAGATATTAAGCTAGGTTTACGCAAATGTCAAACGGTCAATCAACATATAAGCGACAGCAATTGATTCGGCTTCTGACTGCGTATCGCAGCGTTCGATGGTTTTGCCGGTTTTCTGATTTTCGCTGGTAGTCCACTCGACCACGCACCAGACTGGGCGCTGATCGGCATCGTCGTAGTATTCAACTGTGTACATGGCTGTTCCCTAAAAAGACTTATTAAACGCCTGCAATTTTTTGGGCATATTGAATAGCCTGGGCCATCATGTTGAACGGATAGATGGTCACATAACCAACAGTCAATTCGGCATCGTTGTCAAACAACGTAACGGCGTAACCTTTAGAAATTTTGGTGACTAGGGAAGTGACGCCATATTCGGCGTTTGGGAAAGTGGCGATTTGGTTTGCGTTCATTTTGTTTTCCTTAAAAAGACCGTCGGCGACGGCATGGGTGAATATTAAGCCAGCTTTACACCCATGTCAAGCGGTCTTTGCAAAATATTTTAAGCTGGCTTACAATTCGCGCATGGACACTAAAACCGCGATCAATCTAGCTGGCAGCGCGTCAGAACTTGCCAGATTGCTAGGCGTTACCAGACAGGCAATTAGTCAATGGGGTGAAAAGCTGCCGCAGCAGCGGATTTGGCAGCTACAGGTATTGATGCCGAGCTGGTTCAAATGAGGAAAAATTAGGTATGATTGACCCACGCTTGGCGGCGTGTACAGGTAAGCCTTAGACGGGACTCTGCTGGTACCTGCCAGTCCGCCAACATCCACAAGGATGAGAGTCTCGCCTAAGGCTTTTTTTTTAAAGGCGCAAAAATGGCGCGAATAAGAACCATCAAGCCTGAATTTTGGCGCGATGAAAAGCTGTCAACAATCAGCGCCGAAGCCGCTTTGCTGGCGGTCGGCCTGCTAAATCACAGCGACGATGAGGGCTACTTTAACGCTCATCCAAAGCTGGTCGAATCCGACGTTTTTCCACTCCGCACACTCAAAATTACTACTACCGAACTACTACGGGAGTTGTCTGGTATCGGTTATATCGAGCTTTTTTCGGGGTCTGATGGCAAGACTTATGGTCGAGTTATCAACTTTGAAAAGCATCAAGTCATCAACAAGAAAACACCTAGCAAAATCAAGGCATTTTGCGATATACCGCACGACTACGGTAGTGATCCGGTAGTCCTACCCTCTGGAAAGGAAAGGAACAGGGAACAGGGAAAGGGAACAGGGAAAAGGAATAGCGCAACTGCGTTGCGCCCCACCGATGTCGATGAAACGGTTTGGGAAGATTGGATTGCTTTGCGTAAACGCAAAAACGCGGTTGTTTCCGAAACGGTAATCAAAGCCGCAAAAGACGAAGCCGCCAAACTCAATTGGTCGCTGGAGCAGTTTTTACGAGAATGGTGCCTGCGCGGTAGCCAGGGATTGAAGGCTGATTGGATCAAAGGCCAGCCAAAAGTTTACGAAAGCGCCAAAGACCGCAGCCGCCGTGAAATCATCGAAGGACTAACCGGAAAAAAAAGCCATGACACCACAATTATCGACATCTGAACCGCTACCGACCGCTTGGATCGAGAAACTCTTTGAACGCATGGCAGCGCTTTATGGCAGCAAGTTTGCCGATATGTGGCGCGGCACCGACCCTGAGCAGGTGAAGGCACTTTGGTCGCAAGAGCTGGGCAAACTTAGCCGCGATGAAGTTACCAAAGGCGCACAAGCGTTGATGACTTTGGAATGGCCACCGAGCCTGCCGCAGTTCATCAACCTTTGCCGCCCAAAGCTAGACGCTCAAAAAGCCTTCGTAGAGGCATTAAACGGGCTTGTAGCGCGAGATCGGGGCGAGGTTGGGGTATGGAGCCATCCGGCGATTTTTTGGGCTGCTGTGCGCGTTGGCGCGTTTGATATGAAAAACTCAACTTATCCACAGATTGCCGCGAGGTGGGCGGTCGCGTTGGAGGATGAGTTAGCAAAAAAGGAATGGAAGGAAGTGCCTGTGCCTGCTGTTGCTTTGCCTGCGGTCAAGGTTGCTGCGGATGTTGCACAAAAATATCTTGCACAACTGCAACCTTTCAGTGCAGAATCAAATGGCGTTGACCACAAACGTTGGGCGAAGCGGATTCTGGAACGGCACGCGCAGGGCGATAAGCGGCTGCTGCCGATTCAGGTTTCGATGGCGCAGGCAGCGTTAAAAGCACCGACATAAGAGGAAACAATGAGAAAAAATCCAATACCACCGCACGCGCTGATGGACGACCTGCGCAATAGGTTGGGTTGCGTCAACGATCGTGAGTTGGCGCGTGAGATTGGTTGCGCACCAAGCATGGTTTCAAAGTTTCGGCATGGCACTTGCCAGGTATCGGCGGCGCTGATTCTGGATATACACGAAAAGTTTGGTATGTCGGTGGCTGAAATCAAAATGCTGATTCAGAGGGCAGAAGATGAGCGTAACCTTAGCTGAGGTTTTTTTGCTGGCCGCTGGCGCTTTTATGGGCGTAGGGCTGGCTGTGTTTGTGGCCGGTTGGTTGGCCGTGCTGTTACTTGATGACCCGAATGAATGAATACACCTGGTCGGAAGAATGGCGGCGAATTACAGAAGCAAAGTTTTGGGTGGCGCAGTACAAATTGCACCGCAAAGAACACGGCGCAAAAGAAGCGGCAAAGTGGTGGGAAGATATAAAGCGCCAGATTGCCGTTAAACGTGGGCAGAAGGCTGTTGAAACCTTGATAGATGACATGAATGCGCAGAGCAGCAAGAACAGATCAAAACCACGATGAGATTGTCCAAGCACTTCGGAAGGTGGGCGCAACTGTTCAAAGCCTGGCTGCGGTGGGCGCGGGGGTGCCGGATTTATTGGTGGGATTCAGGAAACAGACATTTTTGGTCGAGGTCAAAAACGGTCAAGCGTCGCCGAGTGAGAGGAAATTAACGCCAGCGCAAGTAATTTGGCATCACAACTGGAACGGTGGGCCGCTGGCGGTGGTGGGATCGGTTGAGGATGCCCTTAAATTATTGAAATTATGAGATACCTATCGGTATGTTCAGGAATTGAAGCTGCAACGGTTGGGTGGCATCAACTTGGTTGGGAACCAGCAGGCTTCGCAGAAATTGAACCGTTTCCTTCGGCTGTGTTAGCGCATCATTACCCAACTGTTAAAAACTTTGGCGATATGAGCAATTACAAGGAGTGGAATCTTGGAACAGTTGACCTTCTGGTCGGTGGAACCCCTTGCCAATCTTTTTCCGTCGCCGGACTTCGCAAAGGACTCGCAGACCCAAGGGGCAACCTTGCCCTTGTCTATTGCGGGATTCTTGATCACTTTAGACCCAAGTGGTGCGTATGGGAAAACGTGCCGGGTGTCCTCAGTAG